GGTGGTGGTGGTGGTGGGCTTGTGCGCGGAGTCATTACTGCGTACAAAGCGCCGCAGCACCTCTGCACTTTCCAGCCCGACGGTGGCGGAGCGGTCTGGGTTAACGTGGCAGTCCCCCCGCATATCACGTCTGTTCACCTGAACGTCCCGTGCTTCTGTGGTAGTTCTGGCTCAGGGGGGGCGGGCGCCTAATGACTTCTGTGGATATGACACATCAGGCGATATTCATTGGTGAGGAACAGCTCGCCCCTGTGACTTACGGTGGATTCTCTGTGATGCTTCCTGTAGTCGGTAACTTTACCCACACGTGGCAAAATACGGCTGAGTACAATGGGATGCCAGCTAGTTCAAGTTCCAACGACTACGTTGACACGCTGGGGCCTTGGGGGTTCGGCAAAGCGTGGAAGTACCTAGAGCACGGAATCCCAAACGATAGTGACCATCGGTGGGAATACTCCACGACCAGCTACTGGAACCCCGTTCTCGGAACGTGGTCTGACTGGCTCCCCAACACCCCCTTCTCTATGGAGGAAGGGAAGGACGTCAGATTCTTCTATTCCTACTGGCCGCTTAGGGCGTTGTATCTGGCGAACCCGCTCGACTACGCGTTCCCAGAGGCAATAGAGGCGTCACTCTCTATCATGGGGCCGTCTCACATGCCGGGAAGCTACACGTTCGACTTCCCCGCCGAGTATCTCCCCCCGATAGAGGATTGCGCCAACTGGCGTGAAGAGGACTGCACGGTGATTCTTGACGCTCCCACTTCGGACTGGGGAGAGGGGCCTGTGTACATGGGCGGGGCGTACTACCCACCAGGCCACACACGGGGGTATTGGCACACGATTGAGTATGGGCAAATTATGAGCTGTAACGTGCAGCTCTTATTCGCGGAAAACATCGGCTACGAGTACCCTGAGACTCAGAGCATCCTAGTCGGATACGTGCAGAATGACACGCCAGACAGAGATTCTATGCTAGTCGGATTCGAGTAGTTCCTGCCGAAAGTGAGCTGGCATAATGGAAGCGCCAACACACCACATGCGCGAGGGCGATGCGTGCTGCGATAACATCGTGCGGCTTATGGCCGACTTCGAGGGTTCGCAGGAAGTCATACGCACTAACCGAGCCGACGCTATCCAGTGGGGCAACGACCACGAGAGGCGGCAGCAAGAAACGACCGCCCGCATGTTCAAGGCCATGGAGGACCAAAACGTATCACTCACAAAGAGGCTCGACCAGATAGACGAGAGACTGACGAATCGCGTCCAGCCGTGGGTGGTCTGGACGTTTACTCTAGGGGGCTGCGCTATCGGCTCGCTTGTCTCAATCGTCGTCCTTCTGGGCGGACACTTCATCCGATGACCTGCTACCCGTGCTTTGACGCCGCCGAGTTCGGCGACTGGTTCTGCAACCGTTGTCCGAGGAGGCTAAATGACCAGAGTTATCGACACGAACACTCACGTCACGAGCAAGGCGATAACAGCAATGCAAGCGTTGGGGGTGTCTGGAGTCCTTCGCTATCTGGGGACGTGGCCGTCTGGCAAGGGAATGGACAAAGCCGAGGCTGACCTAATCCAGACGTCGGGTATTCAGCTCGCTGCTATCTATGAGTCAGGCCTCGACCAGATGCTTACTGGGGACGGGGCATCAGACGCGAAGAAGGCCCAAATCGAACTCGTGAAGCTCGGAGCTTCTGGGGCGTTCATCTGGTTCTGCTGCGACACCGAGATTGCAACGGGCCAACTCCCCACTGTCATGCGGTATCTTGACAGGTGCGTGGGTGTGTTGGGATTCCTACGGGTGGGTGTCTACGGTGGATACAACGTCTGCAAAGCGGCCCTCGATGGGGGCCACGCGAGCAAGGCATGGCAAGCCTACGGATTCAGCGGGAACAGGAAGTCCGTATGGGTGAACAAGGAGCCTGGCTGCGTGCTCTTTCAGCACACCGAACTTATGCCGCCGCCGACTGGAAACGCGGCCAAGAAAGAGTGGGGCGAGCTGGGTGGGCTTGACTATGACCCCAACGAGGTCAATGGAGACTGGGGGGCGTTCGGTGCTGAGGTCGCGCCGCCTGTCGTCCCCCCGACAACGGAGGTACCGATGACAAAGAGAGACACATTCCTGCACCTCCTCAATTCTGCGGCCGATAACCCCGACCATACGGACGAGTATGTCTGGGGTGCCGAGGGGGGTACTGACCGTGACAAGGACGGATTCCCAGAGGCCGACTGCTCTGGTGGGTTCCACTTGGCTCTAACCTCTGCTGGTATCTCTGACTCTCGCACGACCGCAGACGGTTACAAGAATCGAGGCTCGAAGATTGCGAGTCCTTCGCAGATTGGAGACTTCGGAGTCCTGCTCAATGCGAACGGCACGGCACACCATATCGGCATGTTCACGGGCGATGGCCATGTAGTCGAGTGGAAAGGTGCCGCCTATGGGGTCGTTAGGACGACCGTAACGGCCTTTAATGCTCGCGGGGCTAAGTGGTACCGCATAGCCAAGTACAACGCCGCTCTCGCGCTCCCAGCGGGGGCCCCAGTCAACCAGCCTGTGACTCCCCCACCCGTTGTTTCTACTCCTGCGGGAGGTGGCAACCCTGTTATCAAGCAAGGGAGTGGGGGAGCCGCTGTCAAGAGGATGCAAGGTCGCCTTATCGCCCACGGGCTCAAAGTCTCAGCAGATGGGGACTTCGGCCCAGACACCAAGAAGCACGTCATCGAGTTCCAGAAGGCCCACGGCTTGGAGGCCGATGGAGTCGTTGGACCTAAGACGTGGGAGAAGCTCTACTCGTAGCCAACTATCAACTATCAGTCCGATTGATAGCAGATTGATAGTTCGACTGAGGAGGTACCATGACTGCGTTTTGGAAGAAGGCGGCAGAGGCCGCTATGTGGACGTTCATAGAGGTGTTCCTAGTGACCATCGCCCCCGCTATTGCTGTGGCCCCAGACCTCTCGTGGAGCTCGCTCCAAGGTGGTGCGGCCTCTGCTGGGCTGGCAGCGTTGGGTGCCGCCGCGTCCCTCGTCAAGTCGATGGTTGTTCGTAACATCGGGGCAGAGGACAGCCCGTTCATCACGGGGTAGAATGAGGAACCCGCCTAGTCCGCGGAACAGGAACGCCCTTGTCGAATGAAGGCGATGGGGGCGTTCCGCGTTTGTGCCCCAGTCTGCATGTGGGTATACTTACATGGAGGCAAGGAGGTGCGGCATGGTGGCAAAGATACGGCTCAGTCAAGTGGTAGAGGCTCTCATCCGTGGGATGGCTTTCGACCAAGGCCCGCCTAACTTCCGCGACCTGCCGCCCGATGAGCGCGACGAGGTCATAGACAAGCTCCGCGAGGAGCACGGTGCGGAGCTGCGAGCCTTGGTGAGACAATCAGGGCTTCTTCACTTCCTGGCCCAAGACGACCTCGACAAGCCAGCGCATCGGGTCGGTTTCCACCGCTAGACCTATACAAAACGCTCCCATGCGGCCCGCCCTTGGGGGCGTTTCTGCGCCCCGAACGAAATCAGCTTAGGCGGCGCCCTACGAGCCCGTAGACCCAAAACGAGAAACCAGGCTACTACGGTACCCTCGACCGATTAGCTGACAAACGCCAGGTAAACCCATGCGTTCTGATTGGGCATCGGCGGGCTAGGCGCGCAGGCGCGGAAAGGGAGAGTATACATATACCTGGCTGGTATCGGTATGTTTATACATTCCTGATTTAGCGGTACGGGAAGGTCACATCCACGCCAGTCCAGCACATCAGGCACTCCGAGCAGACCTCGATGGTCGTCTTCCCTTGGCACTGGTAGGCACCATCAGGGGCTCGGTCGTCCGTGCTCACCCACGCCCGCGGGCCTGGCGGCGCGGTGTCCCTGATGCCTGGCCACATCGAGTACATGATGACGAGGTTATCGGGCAGGCCGCCATAGTCCAGGCGGAAGGCCTTGGTGTAGGCAAGGTATCGTGTCGACGGTGAAGCCTCGGCCGCGTCCATCCAGGCCCAGAGGTATCGCTGGGAGAAGAAGTCGCCCGCCGTGTGGAGTCGGAAGTAGTCCAGGGCGCGGGAGTTGCAGTAGTCCGCGGCTCCCTGGCAGAAGGCCTCGGGGTTGGCTCGGGCCTCGCGTGAGTTCGCTAGCCAGGCCTTCCTCACATCAGGGAATCGGCGCCAGGCCTTCATCGCGTAGCATCCGTCCCTGCCGCACTTCGCCCCGCCAGGACAGTCACGCCCAGGGACGAGGCTGAACCCCTGGATGGTTCCCAGCACTGGGTTGTTCTTGCCGACTCGGATGCTCATGGGCTCAGTCTAAACTTTCTCGCGCTAGACCGTTGCAATCTCCCGCGGTGTGGGTATACTGACACTAGAGGGCCACGGGGGCCCCAGGCGAAGGGAGCGGGAAATGAGCATTTACACCACCGAGGACAGCGAGTACGAGCGGGCGATGGCCTACTACGGAGCACTTGAGGCGGCCAAGGCCAAGGGGCTCAGCGGCGCGGAGGCAGCCAAGGCGGCCCGCGAAGCGATGGACGAGATACGGATGGCCCAGCGCGAGTCGGGAATCGAGAACATTGAGCCGAGCTTCGACGGAGAGGAGGGGTAACGATGAGCCACTACATAGGCACCTACGGAACGGCCCTTGAGGGAGAAGCGGGGCGCACCCTGGAGGACGGCACCTACGACCCGACCTACGCGGTGGAGCTGGACGAGGGCGCGCGGCTTTGGTACACGGTCAGGGGCTCAGAACCCCAGGCCTTCGTAGCCGAGCACGGGGCGCTCTCGGATTGCGAGTGCCGCACCTACCAGGGCGCCTGCCCGACCTGCCCCTACGCCGAGCCCTGCGGCGAGTTCGACCCCGAGGAAGTGCTAGACATGAGCACCTTCGCGGCCGACGCCCAGGCCGCCGCCGACGAGTTCGTAGCCGATATGGCGCGGATTGACGAGGAGCAAGGCTTCGACGCCTACGGAGTGATGGCCGTAACCACGGCCGACGATGACGGGTTCGACCCCTACGACACAAGGGAGTGGTAACCATGGGGCTGTTCATAGAGAAGGTACGCACCATCGAGGTGACCGTGGAGAGCGAGAACTACCCCTACGGTCGACGGGTCAAGCGCGACATAGGAATCTGCAAGTATTGCGGCGCCGAGGTCAAGCTGATAGACCCGATGGACAACGACTGCCCAGGCTGCGACGCCATCTACAACATGAGCGGCCAGGAGGTCAAGTGCCACGCACGCGACGTCGACCCGCTGGACGCGGGCGAACGCTACGACGACGACTACTAGGAGGCGGACGAGATGAGGGACTGTAGATACTGCGGAACCAAACACGAGCCCCACGAGGACACGCTCTGCGGGTGCGGGTGCGGCTCAGAGCCGATGGGGTGCACCGAATGTGTAGCGGGTGGCGGGCCCGTGACCCTCGCGGAAACCGAGCGCATGAAGCGCGGCCTGGGCGGCTGGCGCCCCGATATGGCCGAGGACATGAGCGACTACGACAGGGAGATGTGGTGACCATGAAGGTCGAAGGCAACAAGGTCATGGAGGTGCCCAAGTGACTAGACCCGACTGCCCCAAGTGCGGCCACGCGATGAGGCTCTGGGAAACCAGAAAGCGCAACGGCGACGAGCGATACGACTGGAACTGCCCCAAGTGCTACCACACGGCGCCCGCTAAGGCCCACGATTGGGAGGCCCAGAGGGTAGAGGCCGCTGAACTCAAGAAGGCCGCGGCCGAACGCTACGCATCGGAGCGAGCAGAACTCAAAGTCAGGCAGGACGCCTGCACCCACGGGAGCGCGGTCTGGGAGAATCCCCACGGCTGGAACTGCTACCAGCAGAAGCGATGCGCCGACTGCGGCCTCGTCGTAGATGTCGTAGACTCCAGCGGATAGACCATCCGAGGGCCGCTTGGCACCCCGACCGCGCCTCACCAGCGCGGAGTCGGCGGCCCCAGGGCCAGGAGCGCCCCCGCCCGTTTCCCCTCCAGGCGGGGGCGCCGCCCGCACCGATGTTTACACTTCACCCTAGTATGGGTATACTGATAGTAGAGGGCCACGGGGGCCCCAGACGAGAGGAGCGCGAAATGACCGACGAGCGCAAGGCAGCCCAAGCCGAGGCGGCCGCCAAGGTCACAGCGGGCATGGCCGCCACCGACCAGGCCGAGGAACTAGCGCGGCTCACCGAACACGAAATGCACGACCACCCATACCAGCGGGAGATGGCCTACCGCGACCTAGAAGAAGGGGGATGGTAACGATGAGGCGCACCGCCGAGGGAATCATTCTCGACCTCGCCAAGGGGCTCTGCCCCGACGAGGGCTACTACTACGGACACCAGAGCTGCGAGGGGTGCCCACTGTTCGACCCGAAGGATGGCCGCCCGACGCGCGAGAGCGACGTCAACCCAGGCAAGCTGGTCACCACCAAGGAGGACGGCGGCTACCTGTTCTGCGCGGCGCGCTGGGTAGCCTTCGAGCGCGAGACGCCACCCGAAGGGGGCGAATAGCCATGGCCGTTACCCTCATGGTCAAGTGCTACAACAAGAACTCGACAATCATCCGACGCTTCGAGGTCGGCAGCGACGATATATACCGCGCCCTTGACCTCGCATCGGACGACACGACCTGGGCCAAGGACGTGAACCGAGTCACGGTCACCGAGGGCCTCGAAGTCTTGGAGGCGTTCTGGACGCAGGAGGACGCGCTAGCGGCCTTCCTCAAGGCGATTGGGCGGTGACACTACCCATGAGCGCTCACCACACCTACAGCGGCATTAGGGGCCCGTTTAAGGTCTACCGCGCAGGGCTCAAGTCCTGGGAGGTACGCGATACCTCGCTGCGCGTGGAAGGGAAGTACGCCGACGACGGCAAGTACCAATACCCCGTGTTCCCCAGGGTGGGCCGCATCCACTCCAAGGACGGGCCCGACTGTTACGCATCCGAGCGCGCCGCGATGGTGACCGCCGACACACTCAACATGGACGTGTTCCAAGCCACCGAGCGAAGGAGGATATACGGATGAACGGATTACAGTTGGTAGGCGCCATCCTGGTACTCACCCTGGCGATAGTCGGGGCCGCCGCATACCTGGAAGGGAGAGAGCGATGACACGGAACTGCAATCGGGACGGGCACGACCTTGCGCCTGGGGGTCAGTGTCGGGCCTGCCGATACCACGCCCCCGCCGACGTCGAGCAGGGCGAGCTGTTCGCCCCTCCACCGCCCGTACACTACGAGGAGCCCGACTACCACCGCAACACCAAGCGCGGGGCCCGAGCCCATACCGACGAGAAGCGATGCGCCACCTGCGGAGGTTCGTACTTCATGCCGACGCCGAACGGCAAGTGCGGGCTCTGCAACTCCAAGGGGGCATGAGGATGGAGCTCCCGACCGAGTACCGCCAGGGATGCCGTAGATGCGGCACCATCGTCATCATCCGAGCCGTCGTGGTCGACAGGGTCGAGGCCCCAAACCGCCGAGCCTGCATCGCCGAGACTGGCACGTTCCGCGGGGTCTGCCTCAAGTGCGGCGCCCGCTACATCAGCACCTACCAGACCCGCTAGGCCTCCCCGAAACCTCTTTGTGGAAGTGGGTTGTATTCGGCGCTAGTATGGGTATACTTACACTAGAGGGCGCCACGGGGAGCCCACGCCGAGAGGAGCAGGAAATGACTACAGGGAGCGCAGCCGACAGGGCCAGGTACGCGGAGCAGGCACGGAACGAGAGGGCCGCGTACGCCGAGGACATTAGGGCGCCGCGCGGGCACCGCAGCCACAAGGGCGCCAGCGCCTTCGCCAAGCACGCAGGCGGCCGCTCGGGCAGAGTGACCACTAGTAAGTGGAGCCCCGCGGACGCGGCAGCGTAGAGGGGGCGGACGAAGTGGCCAAGTACAAAGTCACCTACTACGCCCGCAACGAGCGCGGCGGGATGGAGGCCTACGAGGCGGGCGCCGAGGCGCCGACCAAGGCCGACGCGGAGCGGATAGTCCGCGAGGGCCAGAGCGAGGCCTGGGGACAGAGGATTCGGATAGCGATTGCGGAGGAGGCGGCGTCATGAGGAAGTCAGCGCACAAGGCACCCAAGGATATCTACCAGGAGGTGACCAACGCGATTCTGGCGAAGCTCGACGAGGGCACGGCGCCCTGGGACAAGCCCGGGGATTGCCACCAGAACCTAATCAGCGGCCACCGCTACCGCGGAATCAACCCCGCACTACTGGAGATGACAGGGCACTCGACCCCGTACTGGCTTACCTACGGCCAGGCGCGCAAGGCGGGCGGCCAGATTCGCAAGGGCGAGCACGCCACCCACATCATCATCGCCAAGCCCGTAGTCAAGCGGGAGGTCGACGCGGACGGCCAGGAGTCGCGGAGCGCCTTCTATCTCCTCCGCAGCATCCCCGTATTCAACCTCGACCAGGCCGACGGGCTGGAGGCGCCCGAGCGCAACGGGAGCCAAGACCCCATCGAGGCAGCCGAGGCCATCTGCCAGGGGTACGCGGACGGGCCCGAGACGTTCCACCGCGGCGATTCGGCCCACTACATTCCGAAGCTGGACATAATCGAGCTACCCGCCATGAGCGCCTTCCACGACGCGCCTGCCTACTACTCGACCCGCTTCCACGAGATGACCCACAGCACGGGCTCGGCGGGCCGCCTGGCACGGGACGGAGTGACCAAGCTCGACCACTTCGGGAGCTACCAGTACGGCGAGGAGGAGCTAATCGCAGAGTTCGGCGCCGCGTACCTGGCCTCCGAGGCAGGCCTGGAAACCACCATCGAGCGGAGCGCCTCCTACATCGACTCCTGGCGCACGAAGATTGCAGCCGACACCCACCTGGCGATTCGCGCCGCCAGCGCCGCGGGCAAGGCCGCCGACCACATTCTGGGGCGGGCGGTGGAGTACACGGACGCCGAACCAGTCGCCCAGGCCGCGTAGGGTCGAACCTAAGACCCAGTCACCGAGCCCTGGGGGTACACGCCCCCTAGGGCTCACGCTTGCAGCCTACCCTCGAACCCCACCCTCGAACCCTACCCTCGAACCCTACCCTTCGCCCTGGACTCTGGACGGGCCCTGGACTGGCTCTGGACTGGCTCTAAAGATTCTTTCGTGAATCTCAGAAATGAGGTTGTTATTAGTGTGGGTATGGGTATACTGATACTAGAGCAGGGGGACGGGCCCCCAGCCAGAACCGAAGGGGACGAGGAAAATGACCAACACAGGACACGCCACCACCGCAGCCGAGAAGTACGGCTACGACGCGGCCGCGTACGCAGCCGCCGAGGCCGCAGCCTACACAACCCCGACCAAGGTTTACGCCGAGGCCAAGCCCGAGAAGAAGAACCCAGCCCACGAGGACTACGCCAACTACGCCGAGTGGCACGCAGCTTACCGCGCAGCCATTCTCAACGGCACGATAGCCGCCGTAGGCGACTACGTTAGGGACGAAGCCGAGGGCTACTACGAGGACAGGGCCAACTAGGCCCCGAGGACGAAGGACGGCGGGCAGAGCGACGCAACCGCGCGGAACCCGCCGCGAAGCCCAGAGAAGCGGGGCCCCAACCAGGGGCCCCCAGTGAAGGGAGAGGGACGATGAGCGACACGGGAATCCTGAACGAGCTACTCAAGGGGGAAGGGTACTTCCTCACCGCCGACGAACTTGAGCGAGTCGCACCCCGCATCTACGCCGAGCGGGACGAGCTTCGCCAGGAGTGCGACGAGTGGCACGCAATCGCCGACAAGCTATCGAGCCAGGCCGAGGAGCTCAAGGAGTTGGCGACCGACGCGATGGGGGCATGGACCGACCTCACGGGCGCCCTGTTCCCAGGCAAGGACGACGGCGACTCGGTCGGCCGCATGATGGGGCGCAACAAGTGACCCGCCGACCCTACATGGTCGAGGTAATCCTGGACGACGACGAGCTGGCCCTGGCCGACGAGGTCGCCCGCATCAGGTTCGACTCGAACCGCGCGGCAGGAGCGACCAACCGCCGAGGGAGCGGCTACGACTCCGAGATTCTCGGGGTGCAGGGTGAGATTGCCTTCGCCCGATGGGCGGGGGTGGAGCCTAACCTGATAGACCTCCAGTGGGCGGGGAGCGTCGACTGCGTAATGGATGGGATAGCGCGCCGTCTGGACGTCAAGGCCTCCCGAGGCTGGGTACTCAAGGTAGAGCCCCAGAAGGTCGGGGCCCCTGTCGACGCCTATGTCCTAGTCCACCGCTCGAAGCCGCCCTATACCTTCACTATCGTAGGGTGGGAGTGGGCCGACATAATGACGCTCCCCGACAACCTGATGGTGTTCGAGTACCAGGGCAGGGAGTACGAGTCCTTTGCCAAGCATGGCCAGAACCTACGGAGTCCAGAGGAGTTGAAGGCATGACGAGTAACGGAATCGGTTACGGATTACCCTGGTGGCTTCCAGCCGAGTACCTATCGGCCGATGAAACTAGGGCATTAGGCGAGCCCCTAGTGGGCCGAAATGACGGTAGGTGTTGCATCTGCACCGTAAACCCCGCAACCGACGGCGCGCACGTCATCCGTAAGGGTATGGGTGGGCGCCAGGACAATCTCCCCCAGGGGCCGATAGTCGGGCTCTGCCGCCCATGCCACACGGGGCCCGAGGGTGTCGACCGTAAGGGGAACCAGACGATGGCGGTGCGGGATGACGGCCGTATCGACCTCCTCGTGGAGCACGACGGGGTGGTCAGCGCGCGCCCGCTCGGATGGGTTGCTCGGCCGTGAGACTATGGGTATACTTACTGTATACGGATACTGGGAGGAGGAACCATGGCGAAGGTCAACGGAACGACTACCCGCAGCGTCTATGTGGCTACTGAGTACGAAGGCGAATGGGCGGAGGTCAAAGAGCGCATGGCCCGCGGCGAGCGGATGTCGACCATCGTAGGGGAGGCGCTCCGCTCCTACTTCAAGAAGGGCCGAGCGAAGGCCAGAGCATAAACGCGACGACCCCCTACCGAGGGGGGCCGCCGCGCTACCGAAAGGAGATACGAGATGACCAGCACGCTACCCGAAGAACCAGAGGGAACGCAAGTGGCAAGGTGGGATGGGCTTACCCTTCCCCAAGCCCTGGAGCGCGAGGCGGTGCTCAAGGTGCTTCTCGCCGAGGTCAAGGCGGCGACAGAGGAAGCCCGCGGCCAGGCGTTCCAGCTAATGACCGCGCTGGAGGCCGAGACGGGTTCCAAGAGCTTCAACGTGAAGGTGCGGCAGGAAGGCCAGGACTACGGCATGGCCGATATTGTAGGTCGAGCGACCCTCACGCAGCCGAGCGAATCCCGATACATCGCTTCACCCGAGCTATTCCTAGCCTGGATGGAAGCCCACCAGCCGACCAGTGTGTTCACCTTCAAGGAGCGCCGCGTCTACACCGCCGCGGCCAACCTGCTACTGGAGGACGCGACCCCGACCGAGGACGGCCGCCTAGTCGACCCGAACGGCGAGGTCATCCTGGGGGCCGCGTACAAGCCCGCAGGAGCCCCCACTACGCACTCAATGGCCTTCGACAAGAAGACCGACGGCAAGGGCAAGGTCATCCAGGCCATCAAGAGCGGCCTGGCCGAGGGAATGGTGCCCGCACTTACCGATGGGAGCGAAAATGCCTAACCCTAAGCACATACCGCTCGGCCTCCGAATCGAGAAGGTCAAGGTCGAGCCCGTGGCAGTACACACGATGCCGAGCTTGGAGTATGTACGCTGTCGCGCGGTCATCCGACTCAGGGAACAGAAGGGCTCCTGGTATACCGAGTACCCCCTGGCCGACTTCCTTAAGGAGCTGGGCATCACCCGTAACGATGTACGGCGGGCCTGGGGAGACATTCCCCCGCTGGCCCACGCCCACGACGACGGCACACCACTCGACCAGCTAGCCGTCCCCATAGATGACGGCCTGACCGAGGACGAGATGGACGCAATCGAGGACTCGATACTCCAGGATGCCATCCAGCGCGACATTGAGGAGGAGCGAGATGAAAACCTGGAGTGAGGTACACCCCCTCCTAGTCGAGCCCTTCGGCCCGACCGAGATAAAGGCCCGAGTCCAGCGCACCAGCAAGAAGAAGGGCGACGACAGGCGATACCCCGACGGCACGCGCGGCCTGATGGTCGAATACATCGACGCCCGCAACGTCATGGAGCGCCTTGATTCGGTAGTCGGGCCCGAGAACTGGAGCGACACCTACCGCACCCTGGACGCCCAGAAGGTTGTAGTCGAGTGCACCTTGACAGTGCTCGGGGTATCGCACTCGGACGCGGGGTATCCGAACGGGGGCAGCCCAGACGAGGAGCTATACAAGTCGGCCTACTCCGACGCGCTCAAGCGGGCCGCGGTCAAGTTCGGCGTCGGGCGCCATCTCTACGAGGGTGACCCGTACTGGGTAGACGTGAACGCATACGGCGACCCGATAGTGAAGGGTAGGGCCGCAAACGCCCCCCACGACCCCCTAAGCGCCGACACCCTGGCCTCCCTACCCGAGCAACCTTGGGGAGGGGAAAGCGCCCCCAGCGACACCGTAGAGGCCCCTACACCCCAAACCGACCACATGAGCCAGGCCCAACAGAAGCTAATACAGGTGTTAGCAAAGGAGCGGGGCCTGACCAACGCCCAACTGCACGAACTAGCGGGAGTCGACACATTGACGAAGCTCACAGGAGGTAAGACGGGGACGGCAAGCGCCTTCATTACCCTCCTTAAGACGATAGACAAGCTGCCGACCAAGAACGGCGAGGAGTGAAGCGAGTTATCCACAGGAGAGCCAAGTTATCCACAGAATTATCCACAGGGAGAAAAGGCTACTGGCCTGGGGAAACGGTGAGTTATCCACAGGCAAGCCCTCCCTTATTATTAAAGGTCTTTATAGGTTTGAAGGTCTAAGACCTAGACCTTCCTATGTAGTAGGGAGTCGAGATGACCAGGGAATACCGAAAGCCAGAGGCCATCGAAGCTGAGAGGGCCAAGATTGAGGAAGGTCGGGCCCTCCTCGCCCAGGCGGCAAAGACCGACCCCGCGGGGCCCTTGAGGGAATGCGGTATCCCCGCCTTCACTCGGGGCGACGGGCTCGTGGTGTTCGCTGTCGGGTCGGAAGTGTTCACCGCCCGAGACGTGAAGAAGCTACCCACCGCATCAGCCGAGGCGGCCAAGGCCCAGATGCCTGACTCCCCCAAGGCGAAGGCGGGTCCACGCGAGGTAGAGGCTACCTATAGGCCACCGCAGGAGCGCAAGAAGCACGTCATCGGGGACAAGGACGGTAACACCAACACCCCTCCCAAGGAGCTAGAGACGACCCACGCTATCGAAATGGGCTGGTAGTCATGGACACACCAGCACCCACACCCGAGGAGGTATGGGCGTGTGCTAGTTGCGGTCGAATCATCAAGGGTGTGGAACAGACGGTGCTGCACTACCACAACGACTGCACCCCACCGCCAAAGATGCACATCATGTACGAATCCGCTGACCCCACACCCGATGCGGTGGAAGCGGTGTCATTATGAGCGACGACATGGGGACCGTCACCGCAGTTTCGACACAGCAGGGGCTTCGCGCCATCGGCGGGACGTATCAGCCCGCTATGCTCAATGTCGAAGTCGTGATGGACAGCGGCGTGGAAGTGCGGATAGAGGGCGTGCCGTTCACCGAGGTTTGCGTTGGGGCACGCGCCCGAATCACTTGGGCACTGGTGGTCGTTCCCCGAGAGCGACCGAGTTGGGGAGGGTGAATGATGCCGCTTCCAAATTCCGAAAACACCTGCCTTGGCTGCAAGCAGTATCACCGAGAGAAGCATGAGGAGACTTGCGACGGCATGACGTATATCGCTTTCCACCACCGCTGCTTCCGCGAGGCACAGCCTTGTACGCGCTGGATTGCCACCGAAGCGATGCCAGCCCCGAGCAAGTGCCCAGATTGGAGAGAACGATGAAACCGATACGGCAAGAGGGGACGCCTGTTCGCGCAGGACTGACCAGCGACGAGACTCAAGAGCCTCTCGGCGCGCGAGTACCCTCTGCCAACAAGCGTATCGAGCGTTTCCAGATGACCATAGACAACCTCATGGGCGATATAGCGGAGTTGACTATCCGTGAACTAACCGCCCTCGCCCGAGCCGAACGCGCCGAGAAGGAACGCGACTGGCTGGCATCGTGTCTCGTCACCGCGAAAGTGCGCTGGCCGTTTCAGGTGCCCGCTCATGGACTCCCGAACCGCGCCGAAGAAGTGTGGCTGCGAGCCGCCCGCGAGGCGACACAGTGAGCGCGCGAGCCGCTGGGAAGTGGTGGGGACAACGCTACGGAGAGGATGTCATAGCCATTCGGTGCGATGAGTCAGACGGTGCTATGACGAAGGACCGAACACTCGAACAGATAGCGAAGCTCTACGCCTTTGCTCGATACCGAGGGACAAGGGACGAGCTGGCGGCTGTCATTGATGTGGCAAAGGCTCTAGGGTTCGACCTCCACGCAATCCCCGAGGTGGTGAAGCGATGAAAGATGCCACCGTACTACTGGCAGGGTTCGTGGCGGGGATGGCGGTCACCGCTGGGGGACTCGTACTCGCCCTATGGGTGTCTTACAGGATGGACGTGGTAGACGACAGGGAGAGGTCGCGCCGACGGTGAGCAAGTCGAAACCCCTACACCTCACAGCCGACCTTACCCTGGCCAGCATCAACACCGAATGGACAGCCGAGGAGGGGGACAAACCCCGCACGATGCTCCTGCGCGGCGGGGGTGTTTCGGTCGAGGTAGAAGCCCCTCCTAATGGGGTCGGGATTGCAAATCACTGGCGGCTCACACTAGAGGAAATCCCCAGCTAGCGACCCTGTTCTTGAGCTAGCGACCCTGGTATACCTACACTACCTGGGTATACTGACCTTGTCTTAGGCGCCGCCGTAGGGCCCCGTAGACCAATTTCGGCCAAGCAGAGTAGAGTGACACTTACACCGACTGGAGGAGGGTGGATGACCACCACAAAGAAGGCGATTGTCGTCAACTGCGAGTGCACTGAGATGCAGCCTACCGAGTCCCTAGCGCCCAACCCGCGCAACCCCAACAAGCATCCCGAGTATCAGGTGCGACTCTTGGCGAAGATTCTGAGCGAGACGGGATGGCGGGCCCCTATCACCGTGAGCAACCAGACGGGGCTCATCGTCCGCGGCCATGGGCGACTCGAAGCGGCGAAGTACCTGGGACTAGCGGAAGTGCCCGTCGACCGACAGGACTACGACAGCGAGGAAGCCGAGTGGGCAGACCTCATCGCGGACAACCGCATCGCCGACCTGGCCGAGCTGGACAAGGGAATCCTCCGCGACGTCCTCGGCGAGATTGACACTGGGGCCTTCGATATGGAGCGTACGGGCTTCACCTTCGAGGACCTGGAAGCGCTCATGACCGCCCTGCCGCCCTTCATCGACAACGGCGATATGGACTCCGACCGCACCTACCGCCTGGCGACCTCCCAGAGCAAACAGGTGGTCAACATCGGGCGTATGGTAGCCGTCGTCCCCAACGAGTTCGTCGACCCCATTAAGGCCTTCATTAGGGCCGAGTTCCCCGAGGAGAGCAGCGACCCCAATGCGAACGATACGGCATCCCTACTCCGCTTCTGCGAGTGGTTGACGGGCGAGCACGGGGTCTACGACGAAACTGTCCGTAGCGACGACCCTAGGGAGCCTAGCGATGGGTAACGAACTCTGTAGGTATCAGACGTACAACTCGGGAACGTGCCGCTTCGGATGCGACAAAGACCGCGCCCCAGGGCAGCCCTGCAAGCCTGAGACGAAGGACTGTTACGTCCCCAATGCCGACTAGATTGCCGAGGCCTTGGAGTTGGAGGTAGACAGGGGGGTGGACGTGTGAAGAAGCTCAAGATTCACCTACAAGGGGGCGAGCGCTCTACCGCGATGTATACCATCGCCACTATCCGACAGCTCTGTATCGAGTACGGCGTCACCCTAGTAGAGAACCGCGCCGACGCGGACGTGCTCTGGCTGTCCATCTGTGACGTCGACGACGTCTACAAGGCGCTCGTGCCCGCGGCCAAAGAGGCGAACGGCCGACCTATCATCTGCGGCGGGTTCGCGTGCTACAACCCCATCCCGCTCCTCGCCTGGGCCGATGCCGTGGTGACGGGCGAAGGGTGGGAGTTCATCCAGACCTGGGGCGAGAAGGGCATGGACGCCGCGATGGCCCGCCCCGAGGTAATGACCATGGAGCGATACAAGACCAACACGAGGGTCGAGCCGTCCTACAAGGTGCCCTACGCCCACGCGCCCCTGATGCGTACGGCGGGCGGGGGGCAGAGCTACTACTACCTGGGTGGGCGAGGGTGTAAGGGTAAGTGCGCCTTCTGCGCGACGAGCTGGGCGATGCCCTACACCAAGGCGCCCGAGGCCCTCCTAGAGAGGGTGGTGTCGCACGTCGAGGCGATTCCCAAGGGCCTGCTCTCCATCGTGTCGAACGACGCCGACCCCGTGAGGCAGAGCAAGTGCATCTCCTCCCAGAGCATCCGTATCACCGACTACCTGGATGACCCCCTGCGCTACAAGTCCCGCTCCCTCCACGCGGGTATCGAGTGCTGGACAGAGGATTCGCGGCGCCAGATGGGCAAGCCCATATCCGACGACGCGATACGCGAGGTCATCCTCCGCACGGCCCAGCAGCGCCAGGTCATCGAACTGTTCTTCATCGTCGGCTACCCTGGGTGGTCTATGGATGACGTCCGCTGGTGGTGCGACGAGGTACTCCCGATACAGACCGAGTTCAGCCCCTTCCTCAGTATCAAATGCACCTACCTCGACCCCCAGCCACACACCCCCTCCCAGAACTGGCCCGTCGACCCCGCCTACTGGGACAGCAAGGAGACGTTCCGATTGATGGCGGGCAAGAACAAGCGGGTCAAGCTCCTCCCCGCCCGCGCCGCCTCCGCGTCCGCATGGAGGACAGCCTTCAACCGCTGCACCCCCGAGGAGGTCATCCAGCTCGGCAAGGTGCCAACGTGGCCGAACAAGCCCGAGGCGATGGAGAGGTTCCGAGCCCGACTGGACAAGCTGGGCCTGCGTCATCTGATAGGGTGCGGGCCCTTCCCCCACCTAGACCTGACCCACACATTCTACGCCGACAAACGGCGCGACAAAGTCTGGAGGCTTCCCGATGGTACGGAGTGGCCGACCCCCGAAACCTGCGCTCGGGCCTAACGGGCCCTGGCTCGAAATAGCACCCGTCGCCTGCTACCCAGGCTTGAGCTCCCGAGCCAACCATGGGTAGACCCACCATCTACAACGCAGCGCGCCACCTGAGCTGGGCAGAGACACTAGCGATGGAGGGTAAGACCAACGCCGAGATAGCGGGCACCATGGGCATAGGGTTAGCGACCCTCAAGGCCTGGCGCAACAGGCATCCCGCCTTTAAGGCCGCCCTAATGCGCGGGAAGTCCGAGCCCGACTGTAAGGTGGAGCGCTCCCTGTACGAACGGGCCATCGGCTACACCTACAGCGCCACCAAGGTCGTGCGCCAGATTCGGAAAGAGAAGGGCGAGGACGACGTCAGCACAATCACAGAGACTCAACAGGAGTTCCATATGCCGCCCGACGTGACCGCTCAAATCTTCTGGCTCAAGAACCGCAACACCACCGACTGGCGAGACAACCCCGCGGACTCGCGCCGCAAGGACAGCCAGGTGGGTATCCGTGAATGGCTCGAAGCCACGGCCATCACGCCGCGGCAGGTGGCGGCCCTGTTCATCGAGGACACGGAGATGTACGAGCCCGACGACGACGAGCCCGAGGACGCCCAGGAAGCCGAGACTGGCGCCTGATGTTCGCCTTCCAGCCATTCAGTAAGAAGCAGATGCAGCTCATGAACTGGTACAAGGAGGGCGCCCCGACGGCGGGGATGGACATGGTCGTCGCCGACGGCTCTATCCGCGCGGGCAAGACCATCGCTATGACGGCAGGCTTCCTCCAGTGGGCCCAAGAGAACCATGAAGGCAAGGACTTCATCCTCGCAGGCAAGACCGTAGGGTCGCTCAAACGCAACGTCATCACCCCGCTCCTGGGGATGCTGGACTCCTGGGGGTGGGGATGGGAGTACAACCGCAGCGGCGTGCCCTGTATCCGCGTCGGCACCAACTCGTTCTACCTGTTCGGCGCTAGCTCCGAGGCCGCCCAGGACACGCTCCAAGGCATGACGGCGGCGGGAGCCTTAGCGGACGAGGTAGCCCTGTTTCCGAAGTCCTTTGTGGAGCAGATGATAGGGCGCTGCTCGGTCGAGGGCGCGCTTATCTGGATGAACTGCAACCCTCGCGGCCCGTTCCACTACTTCAAGACCGACTTTATCGACAAGGCCGAGGAGAAGCGGATAGCCTACTTCCACTTCACCATGGGCGACAACCTGACCCTGGCGGCGGCGGTGGTTGAGCGCTACTGCCGCATGTTCTCGGGCATGTTCTACGAGCGCTACATAAAGGGCAAGTGGGTTCAGGCAGAGGGAGTCATCTTCGATATGTTCGACGAGCGGCGCCACGTCATGAGGGGTATCCCCACGAGCGGCGGCAAGCACTACATCTCCTGCGACTACGGCACCCAGAACCCTTGTGTGTTCCTGCTCTGGGGCGAGCAGGCGGGAGGCGTCTGGGCGTGCGAGAAGGAGTATTACTACGGCGGCCGCGAGGTCGGGCGGCAGAAGACCGATGAGGAGTATTGCGACGACCTGGAGGAGTTCGCTGGGAGCCTCAATATCCAGGACGTCATTATCGACCCGAACGCCACATCGTTCATCGCCGCCGTCCGTAAGCGTCGACGCTTCCACGTCCGCAAAGGCAAGAACGCGGTCGCCGTCGGCATCCGCAATACCGCTACTGCCCTCACGACTGGTATGCTGCTGTTCGACGCTAGCTGCACCAACACCATTAAGGAGTTTCACAGCTATGTGTGGAGTGACAAAGCCTTCGAGCGAGGCGAGGACGCGCCGCTCAAGCAGAGCGACCATGCAATGGACGCCACTCGCTACTTCGTTAACACTATCGTCGCGTCGCCCGTTTCACTCTTGAGGTAAGGGGTCGCCATGTTCCTCGACTTGGTTGGAATCAGTAAGGCAATCTTCGACTCTACGATGATGGACGACACGCTCATCGTGCAGACGTTCGTGGATGATTGGGATGTATGCACCCAGAGGGAGCTAATGCTTGCTGGGAAGGCCTACTATCGAGCCGACAACGCGGTCAAGAGTCGAATCCAGACCAAGTATGTGAACGGGACTGTGACGCTCGATGCCGATAAGGTGAACATTCGAGTCGCACATCCGTACATGAAGATGACCGTAGACGAGAAGTGCTCGTACCTGCTCGGCACGGCCCCCACCTACTCGTCTGAGGATGGTGCGTTCAAGGATGCAATACAGGAGGTCCTTGACGAGTCGTTCTCTGACCTTCTTATCGACGTGGGGACTGAGAGCAGCAACACGGGGATTGGGTGGCTGCACCCGTACTTGGCCTCGATTGACGGTGTGACCCAACTGGAGTTCATCAACGTCCCGAGTGAGCAGGTCATTCCTCTCTGGGCTGATGAGCAGCACACTAGGCTCGACGGGGTCATACGTCACTACTACGTCACTGAGTACCAAGGCATGAGCCCCGTCCTTATCCAGAAGGTCGAATTGTGGACCCCTACGACTGTCCAGTATTTCGAGAGGTACGGCGGTTCCCTCGTGCTCGACATTGAGCGCAATCCTCTGGGGAATCCGATAGGCCACTTCGAGACTCCCGATGGGGCAATGTATGGGTGGGGGCACGTCCCGTTCGTTCCGTTCAAGAACAACAGCCAAGAGCTGCCTGACCTCGTGTTCGTCAAGGACATAATCGACGAGTACGACGGCACAGTCTCGGATATGAGCAATACGCTTAAAGAGGTCCAGCAGCTCATCTTCGTCCTGCGTAACTACGGCGGCACGAGCCTAGAGCAGTTCATGGCTGACCTTCGCTACTACCGCGCTATCACTGTCGATGACGACGGAGGGGTGGAGACTCTGAGTGCCGATATCAACCCGACTGCTGCGGAGGCTCACCTAGAGCGGCTCAAACAGGACTTCTACCAATTCTCACAGAGCGTTGACCTGTCGAAGGACTCCCTTGGAAGTAACCCGTCTGGCGTTGCACTCGACTTCATGTACTCGGGGCTCAAGCTCAAAGCCGACGCTATGGAGCGCAAGTTCAAGGCGGGATTCCGTGAGCTGTTCTGGTTCGTTGCCAAGTCGTGTGAGGTGCTCGGGACTGGGAAGTATGACCCTAAGACTGCCGACGTCACCTTCACGCGAACGGTAATCCAGAACACTGCTGAGGCTATAAAGGGTGTCACCGATGCGACTGCTACTCACTCACTGAGGACCTCGCTAGAGCACTCGCCGTGGGTGGACGATGTTGATGCCGAGCTGCTAAGGATAGAGGAGGAGGGCACTACGCAGGCTGCAATCCAGCCCTTCGCCGAGCGTTCCAATGTGCCTCCGACTCCTGACCCGATGGGCGACCAGTCTCAGGGCTCTGGTGAGGCGGCCGGGTCTAGTGGGGATGCTATCCACGCTATCGACGCTGCTGTATAAGGGGCAACGATGGCAGGTAAAGACGGGTACATGGCGGCGAGGATACTCCAAGGGCAGCAGTCCGTGTTCAAGGGTATTGAGGACCGACTAAAGGCCCAAGCCGCTGAGTACCAGAAGGCAAGCGACTCCGTAGTGTCAGAACTCGCTACCCTGTACGCGAGGTTCGCCAAAGACGGTGCGCTATCTTCCTCCGACCTTGCCCAAGTGGGTAGGCTCACGTCATTGGACGCGGCCCTAAAGGAAGCCACGAAAGAGCTGGGGGTAGCTAGTGAAGCCGCCACTCGTGCGACTCTGGCGGCGGTCGCTGCTGATACCCAAGTGGCACTAGGGAAGTCACTCGGAGTGGAGTTCGGTGGGCTGGCAAAGGACAGAATCGACAAGATTCTCGACTACCCATGGAGCGGGAAGAACTACTCCGACCGCATCTGGGATAACACGGACGCACTTGCCCAAGGAGTCAAGGAAACGATGCTGCGTGGGATGGTTACGGGGGACTCGTTCACCGAGATGGCAGGAAAGGTAGCCAGTAAGTTCGACTCTGGATACAGGGACGCCGAACGTCTGGTACGCACCGAGGGCATGTTCGTTATCAACCAGACCCAAAACGATATGTACAAAGAGCTGGGGGTAGAGGAGCTACAGTTCATCGCTACGGATGATGGCGAGACGTGCGATGAGTGCGCCGACCTAGACCAGACGCTTTACGCCATCGGTGACGAGGAGCCGCTACCGATACACCCGAACTGCCGATGCACCTATGCCCCCCCGCTGCCAGTCGAGGAGCCAGTCGCCGAGCTAACGCCCGAGGAGGTACAAGCTCAGGAGGAGGCCGACGCCGCTGCTGCTGAGGTTAGGGCCATCGCTGAGGCCCAAGAGCCTGACATAACGCGGGACGTTGTGGGCCTGTTCGGTAGCCAAGGCGGGGAAATGGAGGGCCTAGACTACCGACTGAAAGAGGAGGGCTCGCTTTCGGACAAGATACTGCGAGAGGCGAAGGACAACGGAATCAGTCGGACAGAGGCCGCATCGCAGGTAAAGGACGCCGTGCGCTATACGGGAATCCTTCCAGAGGGAGACTTCACCAGCGGGTTTGAGGCTATCCGTGCCGAGATGGAAGCCAAAGGCTACAGCATGAGTGACTTCCGAAACTCGCTAAAGGATACGGACGTCCCGTACCGTGGGATTAATACGAACTTCGTTACTTCTGGTGGGTACAAGTTCGAGATGCAATTCCACACGAGGGATAGCTTCGATATCAAGGAGTTCTTCAACCACGACATGTACAAGGACTTCCAGAACCCTGCCACTCCGCAGTCGGTACAGCGAGCCATACTCGCTGAGATGAAAGCTACGGCCAACAGGATTCCAACTCCGCGAGGCGTGGAGCGACTGGTACAGTAGACGGCGTAGGAGTATACTGATACTACGACCAGAACAACGGGAGGTGAGAGCGATGGCAATTGACGGCTACTACCTGTCGAGCCACACAAGCGTTAATCGCGGGGTGACAAGGTCCGTTATCTTCATTGGTGAGCTGCTCTACCGATACGACTACCCCACGAAGGCGTGGGTACAGGACAACTCGCTCATTACAGTATTCTCAGGCTCGCCAGAGGTGGTCAAGATTGACGAGGCCGAGGCGCGGAACACTATCGAGCGCAACGGCGGAACCTGGGCGAAGCCAGCCTAGACGCTTCCCGAAGGTTCTTTCTGAAAGTGGGTTGTTATTGGCGCGGGTATGGGTATACTGATATTAGAGGGGCGGACGGGCCGCCCCAGACGAGAGGAGCGCGAAATGGCCAAGGACACAAAGCCCAAGAAGGCGCCCGAGCCCGAGCCCTTCACCCCCGAGTGGTACCGCAAGCTAGCCCGCGAGGACGCGGCGGCCGAGGAAGCGTACGAAATGAGGGCGGCCTTCGGGCCAGGCGAGGAGATAGTCAACATTTTCACGGGCAAGCGCTACTACACCTAGGGAGGCGGCAGAGATGGCCACCAACGACGAGCTAGAGCGGGATTGGTACTTCACCTTCGGATTCGACCACGCCCACCCTCACGGATACCGAAAGATTCACGGCACGTTCGAAAGCGCCCGAGCCCAGATGGTGGAGTGGTACGACCGCCGCTGGGCGTTCCAGTACGACGCCGAGGAAGGCGCCCGCATCGCAGCCAGGTGGAACCTCAAGGAGGTGCAGTAATGCCCATACTCACTATCTACATTGATATGGACGGCGCAGCGTTCACGGAGCGCCAAGGGATGGAGGTTGGACGCATCCTAGCGTTGCTGGCCGACACGGCGGCAACCGAGGGAGTCGAGGCAATCCCCAAGGTGATACACGACTACAACGGCAACCGCGTCGGGACGGCGCTCTGCGATGAGGAGGTGGAGTAATGAAGCTCCTAACCAAGGCGATTCTCAAGGCCACGCCGCCCCTGTACGCGAACGAGGACAAGATGCCAACCGATATCCCTGTCACCGCCAAGTTCTTTACTCCTTGGGCTGGCTGGTCGTGGTACATGACTGAGTACGACCCCGAGACTCGCACCGCGTTCGGGTGGGTATTCGGCTTCGAGTCCGAGATGGGGTACTTCTCCCTAGGCGAACTGGCCTCCGTTGAGGCCCCGCTGGACTCGGAATCGAGAGGGACCTCCACTTCGGACCATGCACCCTTGCACAGGTCATGTCCGCTGACCGCTAGAGGTAAGGTACCTACGCCCCACCTAAGCCCGTCTAGTGTCCTAGGCGGGCTTAGGCGTTGCCGTATATCATATTGGGGGACAGCCTATGGGTCGCGGGCCCCAGAGGGGGTACACTCCGCGTGAAGGTCAACCAAGAACGGGGAGGCACATCATGGTAACCAGCACCAAGTACCACCTATCTACTGAGGCGGTAGACGCCGTCCAGTACGCGACGGGCGACACGGGAACGAGCCTTACTGCAATCAAGGTCCTTGACCCGCTCGCCGAGGTTAAGACCATGAGCAAAGAAGCTGGGGCCCAGCTAATCGTCCAGACGATGAACGGTAGCCTAGACGTGCGCGTGGGTGACTATGTTCTCAAGAGTGAGACTGGAGCAATCACCGTCGTAGACCAGTCCACGTTCGAGAGTCTCTACACGGCAGGGGTAGGGGACGCGGCAGACATCGCGCAGATTCCTCTGCTTATCGCACAGGCGACCGCAGCGTTCCCCATCGTTTGGAATCCGACCGCACCCGCAGAGCCCATCTCTGGCACTATCTGGGTGAAGTCTGACGGTTCCTCAATGTCCATCTGCACGGAGTCCTTTATCGCTGCCGACGCAGAAGCCACTCCCCCCGTTGTCGAGCACCCCGCAGTCTGGGCAGAGTTCTCGCTTGACGGCCACGTTCACGATTAGGGGGAGCCATGCCTTTCACAGTCACAGAGAATGAGTACGAACGCACTATCCGCGTGAACTTCGGGCAGAGCGTTATCAACAACGCGCTAGGAAAGGCCGTACTGGTTGACTCGCACGCCGACGCCAAGACGATGCCTCTCAATACCCGCAAGGTCATTGTCGCTAGACTGGAGAAGCTCATCGTTGCGCTGTCGAGGGGCTTTGATATTGCCCCTGAGAACGCACCAGAGCCCGCCTCTGCCACCGAGTTACCCGTAGACGCAGAGAGCGCCGAAGAAGTACCCTCGAAGGCGAAGCGGGCGTATAAGCCGCGAGCCCCGCGCAAGTAATACCGCCTACTGCTGGGTCGCAGCAGAGTCGCAGAGGGGGAGCCGACCCCCATAACAAGGCTAGCGACATCGAAGAAAGGACAGGAAATGCCGAGTCTCAAGGACGTGCTAGGTGCGGAGCTATTCGAGCAGGTTGCCGAGAAGCTGGACGACAAGACCGAAATTGCAATCGTATCGGATGGTTCGTGGTTCCCGAAAGAGAAGTTCGACGCCGTGAACGAGGAGAAGAAGGGCCTAGCATCCCAGCTCAAAGAGCGCGATGCACAGCTCGTGGAACTCCAAGCCGCGACTAAGGACTCGGCGGAACTGACCGCCAAGCTAAACGAGCTGGAGACAGCCAACAAGGAAGCCGCTGAGAAGCACGCCGCCGCCCTTCGTAGCCAAGCGACCGACTTCGCTATCCGCTCTGCCTTGACGAAAGAACGCGCACGGAACGACAAGACGGTCATCCCTCTGCTGGACTTGGATAAGGTAGTCGTCAAGGATGACGGTACCGTGGTGGGTCTAGACGAGCAGATTGCCGCACTAAAGAAGGACAACGCTTTCCTGTTCGACACCGACTCGAAGGACGATGGGAACGGAGCCATCCTAGTCGGACAACGCACGGGCGAGGGTGGGAAGTCAGTCGCGGGGAAGAACCCGTGGAAGGCCGACACCTTCTCCCTTGATGACCAAAGCCGTATCTACAAGGAAAACCCCGAGCTTGCGACTCAGCTCATGGCACAGGCGAAAGCCTAGAAAGGCTGGCTTATCATGGCTGGCACAACCCTCTCGGACGTTATCGTCCCCGAAGTATTCACTCCCTATGTCGTGCAGCGCACGCTCGCGCTGTCGGCCCTCGTGCAGTCTGGCATCATCGAGAATAACGGGCAGTTCAACCAGTTCGCTTCGATGGCTGCTCAGACGATTAACATGCCGTTCTGGGGCGACCTCTCTGGGGACGCTGAGAACATCACGGAAGGCGGCGCACCCCTGACCGCCGAGAAGATTGCCGCGAGCAAGGACGTTGCGGTCATCTTCCGTCGCGCCAAGATGTGGTCGTCCACCGACCTGTCTGCTGCTCTGTCTGGCGACAAGCCTGTAGACATCATCGCCAATCTCGTAGCTGCGTACTGGACTCGCGAACTCCAGAAGGAGCTTCTCTCAGTCCTCTCTGGCGTGTTCGATGACTCGTCAATGAGCGGCCTCGTGGCTGACATCTCTGGCGACGACGGAGCCGCAGCGGTGTGGAGTGGTGGCGCGTTCATTGACGCTTGCCAGCTCTTGGGCGACCTCAAGGACCAGCTCTCGGGTATCCTCATGCACTCCGCGACTGAGACCTTGCTGGAGAAGCAGGACCTCATCGAGACGGTTCGCACGAGCGAGGGTGGCGCACCAATCAAGACCTACATGGGCAAGCGCGTCATCATTGACGACGGGGCCCCCGTTGCTGGGGACGTCTACACGTCATACATCTTCGGACCCAACGCGGTTGCTCTTGGAAACGGCAATCCCGTGGGGTTCGTCCCGACCGAGACGCACCGCGAGCCGAAGCTGGGCTCTGGCGTTGACTACCTCATCAACCGCAAGACGATGATTCTGCACCCGCGCGGTATCAAGTGGAACAGCGCGGCAGTCGCCGATGCTGAGTCTCCCACGCGTGCGGAGCTTGGCGATGACGCGAACTGGACTCGTGTTTATGACGAGAAGGCCATTCGTGTTGTCCAGTTCAAGCACCTGCTGGTCGCAGACGACGCCTAGCAAATCTGACCAGGGGCGGGGGCGAAAGCCCTCGCCCTTGCACGGAAGGACGCCATGATGCAAGCCACCACAGCAACCAGTTCCATCACGAGGGAGCGCGTCATAGCCATCGCCAAGGCGGTCGCTATCACCATCGGCTTCGCTGCGGCGTATGTCTTGATGACCGTTTACTCGCCCGTGCTGGCTAAGTCATCTTTCGCAGGGATGGCGTTCGGCTCGACACTTCGCATCGCCAACGTCCTGCGAGCGTTCTCACTCGTGACACCGCTTGCACCCATCGGTACCTTCTTCGGCTCGATAGCGATGGACGCAGGTAATCCGTGGGGTGCGGCTCTGACACCTGCTCTGAATACTGCCGTCGGGCTGGGTGTGTGGACAATCTCGCGGCGCATCGGTCGCAGTGTGGCGAAGGACTTGTGCCTGCTCGCAATCTACGGACTGCTCTCGGCGCTCATCGTGACGTTCACCAACGCAGGTATGGCGGTGCTCGTATCGGGTGCTGCGTTCCTGCCACTGGTCAAGGGTCTCATCGGGTTTAAGGTGCTGACGAGCATGGTCATCTACATGGCGGGTTATCCGCTGGTTGGAGCGTGGGAATATGCCAGTCGTCGTGCTCGCTAACGCAGGTGGCGTTGATTCCGCGATGGTCGCGGCAATTCTCGCCAAAGACCCGACGATGGTCGTTCACTCGCTGTTCATTGACGTAGGGGCCGTGAACTCCGTTCCCTGTGGAGTGGCGGCTGCTGAGACTGCGCGGCTATTCTGCGCTGACCACAAGGCGGTCACGGTGGACTTCGGCTATACGCCGAACTACTGGAAGGACGACGAGGGCAACGTGTTCCCGTATGACGACGGGATACAGGAGCTATCGCCTGCCTACTTCCACGGCACCGCCAACGTCACGATGGTCACACACTCACTCGCGCTGTCCTACGCCCGTATGGTCAGTGCCGAGTACATCTACTCGGGCACCAAGGGCAATGTGGCTGTCGGTTACGTGGACGACTTTAATGTGCTGTTGGCGAAGAACACCCGACTGGGCGAGGACGCTCCCGTAGCCGTCATGCCGTTCGTCGGCATCTACCCGTGCGGTTACGATGTCCTATCCGCGCAGTTCGATATAGACCTGTCGCAGTTCGACTATACCTACTCGTGTCACTGGGCTACCCCGTGCGGCGTATGCGGCAAGTGTACGAAGCGTGTGGCGTTGGGTCTGAGCTAGATGGCATACGCCAACTGGAACACTGCTGGGCAGAACGGCGGCACCATATCCACGCCTCGCCTCATCGACAACGAGGCTGACTTCGCCGCGCTATACCAGAACGTCGCTGTACCCGGGTGGTCTGACTGGGCAACGGGCGAGCTGGGCATCGGCACCAATGACGGCTACTTCTACAAGCTGACCGCCAACCTCGACCTCTCGTCTACCAACATCGGGCTAGGCGCGGGAGTGTTCTGGCCGCTTGGACGCACGTCATACGAGGATAAGCCCGTCGACTGGGACGGGAAGGGAGCGCCCGCTGGACGCTTCTACTCCCAGTCGCTCCTGACCCTCAAGTTCGACGGCGATGGTCACACCATCAGCAATGCGACGTTCGCAGGTGGCTATTGGTTCGACGGCGGGCTGTTCGCTGAACTAGGCCCAACCTCCACTGTCAGTAACCTCCATGTAGACCATCTGTATTGCAGCAGCAGCAGCAGCGGCTCCTCAGGTGGCTTCGTCGGCTATAACAACGGCGGCACCATCACCGCCTGCTCAGTCACTAGCAGCAGCAGCAGCAGCAGCTCCTCCTCAGGTGGCTTCGTCGGCGTCAACTACAGCACCATCACCGCCTGCTCAGTCACTAGCAGCAGCAGCAGCAGCGGCAGCTACTCAGGTGGCTTCGTCGGCTATAACAACGGCGGCACCATCACCGCCTGCTCAGTCACTAGCAGCAGCAGCAGCAGCAGCTCCTCCTCAGGTGGCTTCGTCGGCGCCAACCACAGCACCATCACAGCCTGCTTCGCTGCCTGCACGGTCGGCTCGACTGGTCCGCGCCGTGGATTCTGCGGGACTTACATCGCAGGCACCATGACCTACAACTACTGGGACACCGACTACAACACCACCGTCAACTACACAGAGGCGAAAGCCACTGGGCTGACGACGGCCCAGTGTAGGTCGAACGATGCAGGGGCAACCATTCGGGGACTCCAGACTTCTCCAATTGCGTATTGGTACTTCCCGACCTACCCAGCCCAAAATGACAACACCTACTACCCGCAACTGACAGCGTTCGCTGGCGCGGTAACCGTCCCCTACGCAACTATCACTAGGTCAGCACGAAGGTTGACTTCTACCCTGATGGGAGGATGAGCATGTACGCAAAAGACGGGCAGATAGTCGTCCTGATTTCACATTTCGTAGCCTCGGGTGCGGCTGCTACTGGCCTCACCGTGACAGGCAAGGTGTGGGAGCTGACTGGCGCGGGGGCGAAGTCTCCGAATGACACCACGGGAACCACGCTCACGGTCGCCGAGATAGGCGGCGGGGCATACAAGGCAGTCTATGAGATGGTGGCAGACGGCGTACCGCTGGCGGTGTTCTCGACCACGGGCACGGCTGACGTGAAGAGCGTACCCGCGAGTGCTATCCACCTCGGCACCCTGGACACCATCGTCACAGACGTAGCGGCTACGCACGTTCATGCCGCTGCTGCTGATACGCAGACTGTCGCTGCCGCAATCGGTGCTGCTGTCTGGAACTACCTGACGGCCTCGATGACGACCGCCAGCAGCATCGGCAAGAAGCTGGCTGACTGGGTGGTAGGGACAATCACCGCCAACCAGAATGTCAACGTGGCCCAGTGGCTCGGGGCGACCGCTCCGACGATGGGTACACCCGCTACTTCCATCATGGCTGACATCGCTGCTGTGAAGGGCGACACGGGGAATCTCGTGACACGCCTCACAGCCACACGAGCTGGCTACCTCGACCAGCTAGAGCACATACACGACGACACGAACAGTACCTACAACATCGTGTCGAGTCCGACCGCTGGTGTGGCGCACATCGACGCCGAGGTGGACGCAATCAAGGCCAAGACTGACCTCATTCCCGCTGTCCCTGCGGCAGTCGGAAGCGCGATGACGCTGACCACAGGCGAGCGCACCGCGATAGCCAACGAGGTAGAGGCGCAGATAATCGACGAGACGGACAGCGAGAAGGTGCTGACCGCCATCACGAACAAGATTGCAGCGGTCAACCCGAGCCTGTCTGGGCTGACGCTTGCGGCAATCGGTACGGCGGCTGCTGGTGCGGTACTGGTCACTCCCGCGAACAAGTTGGCTACTGATGCGTCTGGTCATGTAACTGTTGAGAATATGGTTGCAGCAGCGCCAGCAGCCTCTACAATCGCAGCCGCGATACTGGCGACACCTGCGAACAAGCTGGCGACGGACGCGGACGGGCATGTGACCGCCGAGAACATGGTCGCAGCAGCACCGAGCATTGACGACCTGCCGACGAACGCGGAGCTTGCTGCTGCTATCGCAGACCTCGCTACCGTGGAAGCGGCCCCTGACCTCACGGGACTCGCTACTGCTGAAAATGTCAGTGACGCGCGAACCGCCATCATCGAAGCGATGCCAGCAGAGGCCCCCAGTATTGCCGACTTGCCGACCCGCCTAGAGCTTGCCTCCGCTGTCGCTGATACTGCCGACGCGGTGTGGGGAGTAATTCCCGACACACAAGTAGAGGGCAGCACGGGATGGCTTATCGACAATGCTTCCGCAAAGGCCAGTGGCACTTGGGGTGACGTGAACAACATCATCGACGGGGTACTTCCTGTCGGGCACGTCACTCTCGTAGATACCACTATTGACCTGACGAATGGGGGGATTGGCGATGTTAGTCTCCTCGCCGAGGTCACGCATGAGAACGAGGATGACGCTGGTGAGGTGATAGGAGCCCTCGTTGACCCCGAGACTCTAGAGCCCTACGCATCTTGCAGAATCGAAGCGTTCCTTGGCGAAGCGTTCACGCGGGCGTGCATGACTGACGGGGATGGCGGTTGGAGTATCCTTCTGCCGAAGGGCGCGACATACACGCTACAGCCCGTCGTTTCAGGTAAGCAAATCGAGGCCAAGGTGGTGACGGTATGAGCTGGGTAGTTACCGACGAAGGGTCTAGTACCCTGCGGAAGCTGCTGGTCGTCCTTCCCGATGCCGACGAGGACGTTCTCTCCATGCTTATCGAGGATGTGACTCGCAGCGTTCTGACCTTCTGCCATATCGAGGAGCTACCTGCTGCGCTGGAGCCACTCGTGCGGAGGCTGGTCATCGCTCGCAACAACAAGCTCGGCTCGGAGGGTGTTGCGAGTGAGTCCTTCTCTGGCATATCGCAGGGGTTCACGGTTGACCTAGACGCAGACACGAAGCGTGAACTGTACGCCTTTCGGGTAGCACAGAGTCCGGGGGCCTAAGATGCCCTCAGTCAATGCGTCCATGAGGCCCGTTAGTGTGATGACCCGCTCCAGTTCTCGTGACGACTACGGGGCCGAGGCGGGCACCTACGAGGTGTCCCGTACCGTTCGTGCTGCGGTCTATGAGCAGACATCTACCATGACCGACGCTAACAGCATGGAGTACGAGGTCAAGACGTACCTACTTCTGACGAGGGCCCGTGACTTTGCGATGACCGACCGCTTCCTACATAACGGGATGGTCTTGGAGCCCACGAGCATCCTTACCGCTGGGATGACCCGTATCATGGCGCAGGTGAACACCGATGCCCAGTAATATCGGTGAAGCAAAGAAGGCACTAATCGCGTTTGGAGAGGTGCAGCTAATTGAACGCACCAAGAAGAACGTCGATGCTGCGATGGTGGTAGTACATGGGCGGGCTATACGCGGGCTCAAGGCTGTCGATACTGGGCAGCTAAGGGCCAGCACTAGGGTCAAGACTGTCGTGGTGGGGAAGGACGAGGTGCGGGGGGTCCTCTACAACACGCTCAAGTACGCTCCGTATGTCCACCAGGGCACGGGTATCTACGCGGTCGATGGTAACGGTCGCAAGACACCGTGGTTCTGGGAAGGTCATACGAAGAAGTGGGAGGGCGGCCACATGACGGTGGGCCAGAAGCCGAGCCCTTGGATAAAGAAGGGCTTCGAGGATTCCCTAGCGGACATAACCCGCATCCTGTCGAGAGGCTGACTATGATTCTCGCCCTGCTGGATAAGCTCACGAGCGACCCCGTGCTGTCGAGCCTCCTCGTGGCTACTAATACCGACTCCAAGATTCACCCAGTACACGTCGAGGGGTTCGGCCCTGCTATCGCGTACACGGTGACGCCTGTTATCCGTGAGGGCAATGTAGTGACCGACCGAGTAGAGCTGAGGGTGGTCGCTCCGACTTACGCTGGGGCCCTGCTAATCGCTAACAGGCTCGTGAACCTTCTTGACCTGGACGAGCAGACCGCAGGGTGGTGGTACGATACGACCTACGTTCTCTCCTCGAATCTCAACGGCGGCGGCTCGTTGGAGTTCGGAGATAATGCCTATGAAGAGTTCAGGTTCTTTGACGTGAAGTGGAGGGAAGCCTAATGGCTCTCGACAGAAACGAAATACTGCTAGGAGCGGGGCAGTTCTACGGTGTTGCGTACAGCGATGCCATCCCCGTTGATGAGGACTTCGAGGTCGATGATAACGACTTCGGACGCACGAGCGGTGGGGCTACGCTCACCTACAAGCCCAAAGAGTACGAGGTCGTTGACGATGCCAACGAGGTCGTCAAGCGATTCATCACGAGCGAGGAAGTCTCAATCAAGGTTGGGGTCCTTACTTGGAATCTCGACAACCTCTCGAAGCTCTCGCCCGCGACGACTGAGATTGTCGGGGACGAGAAGATTCTGAGCCTTGGTGGGGCGTCGGAGCTTCCGTCCTATGCCGTCCGTTTTGTTCACGAGAAGGCCGATGGCAAGAAGCTACGCGTAACGCTCATTGGTACGGCTGGTAGCGGCTTCGACCTCAAGTTCGTTGGCGACAAGGAAACTGTTGTCGATGCTGAGTTCAAGGCCCTGTCGCAGGACGACGGAACCTTGGTAGAGCTGCGCGAGGAAATCGAGTCAGAGGACATCGTTTCTCCGACAATCTCCTCGGTCACTCCTGCCGACAATGCCGCGAGCGTTCCGGCTGACTCGGCTGTCGTTTGGGTGTTCGGTGAGGCTATCAGGCCGTCTACGATGACCGCCCGAAACTTCTCCGTAGCCAAGGACAGCGATAGCTCGAATGTCGCGGGGGCCTTGGTTATCAGCAACGCAAACAAGACCGTGACGTTCACCCCGACGGCTGCTCTGACGGCTAGTGCTAAGTACCTCGCCATCGTTGGAACGGGCGTTAAGGACACAAGCGGCAACGCACTTGCCGCCCAGAAGGTGACTGACTTCACCGTCGCATCCTAGAAAATCGTATACAGAAACACCCTCGTTATCGTCCCCGCGAGGGTGTTTCTGTATCTGGGGTTGGGTGTGCTCATACATTCCTCGTTTCCAAGGCGTAGACTATGGGCACGGCTCAAACGGGCCGACTGCTACTGTTTGGAGGCACGATATGGGAACGCCAATCGACTTGGCACAGATGACAAGAGTTACTAAAGACTTCGCTCTGGAGGATGGCTCGGTACTGCATGTCCGCAAGCCAAGCCAGAGAATCATGCACGAGATACTCGTGTTCGAGGCCAGCTTCAAGGCTGACCCAGAAAACGTCTCAGATACAATCGGGGAGTTCATCGACCTCACCTTCTCTTACAATACAGACGGGGTCGTTATTGACGAGGAGTGGAGGGAGAGGAACAGCGTAGACCCGACGGTCTGCTTGGCCCTCTACTCCATCTACGCCGAGTTCGTGCAGGAGCTGGTGAACGTCCCAAACTCCGAATCCCCTCAAAGCCCAACGAAGGCGACGAGGGGCAAGCAAAAGACGTCGAGCTAATCCCCCGCGTATTGCAGGTGGCCCAAGCTGCGAACATGAGTTTCGAGGCCGCGCTGGACTTGCCATGCGATACGTTCGCCGCGATACTCAGAGCGTCCTACATTGAGAAACTTCGGGAGAGTGAAGAAGGCCGCCAGTACCTCGCAGACTGCGAGCGTCTGACAAAGACGGAGCCCGACCTAGACGCTGTCCGAAGAATGAAGGGTTACAAGGCGGTGTAGAGCATGGGACAAACGAATCTAGGAACACTGGCCTACGAACTCGCTATCAAGAAGGGCGGGTCGTGGACTTCTGGCACTAAGGCCGCAACCGATGACCTAGACAAGTTCGGCAAGGCTGCTGAGGCCGCTGACGCCAAGGTAGACCAGATAGGCAAGACGGGCGGGCTCACGGGGACCCAGATAGGCGGCGGGATGGTTGTCGCTGGGGCCGCGATGGCTGGGTTTGGATTCGCTGTCGGTAAGGCCCTTGACGGGGCGACCGACAAGACGATGGCCTTTGGTAAGGAGGTCGTCGCCTTACAGAGGATGACGGGCATGGGTGCCGAGGAGGCCTCAAAGTTCACAGCGGTATTCCAGAGGTTCGGTATCGAGGGTAAGACCGTGGGGATGCTGCTAAAGGGGCTCGGTGGCGCAATCATTGGTCAAAGCGAGGACCTCAAGAAGATGGGCATAGCAACCCAAGATGCCTCTGGTAAAAACCGAGACATGATGGACGTGCTGGCCGACTTCGCCGACTACTACTCAAAGGCCACTGACAAGACGGTCGCTAATGCTATGGCCGCGAAGCTCTTGGGCCGCAACTGGCAAGCCCTACTCCCCGTGCTGAGTTCTGGTAGTGGTGCCATCAAGAAGATAGGCGACGACCTTGAGGCCTCGGGCGGCGTTCTGTCTCAGGCCGACCTCGATGAGATAAAGAAGTTCGCTGGGGTCCAGAAGGACAACGCCGCAGCGATGGAGACTTTCACCCGTAAGGTTGGGCTCGCCAACATCCCGTTGGAGACGTTCAAGACGACGATGCTTGCTGGCATCATCGACAAGCTCAACGAGATAGACCCTAAGCTCACAACTACCGCCGTCGGAATTGCTCAGGTAGCCGAGTACGGTGGCAAGGCGATAGGAGGAACCACGTCGTTCCTCGGCTCGCTCTATATGGCCTCTCAACTGTTCGTCTCTGGTGGGATGCTCGCAGGTATCGGCACTTGGGCCGCAGGCCTCCTTGGTGTAGGAGGGGCGTCCACTGTTGCGGCTGCTGGAACTGGGGCCCTTGCTACTGGGGCAGGTGTCGCAGCCGCCGAGGTGGGAGTCCTCGGGGCAGAGGCGACCGTCGCCGCAGCAGGAACAGGCGTAGTCGGAACGGGCGCGGCGGTCGCTGCTGGGCAACTGACCTTGTTCGGAGCAGAGGCGACCGTCGCCGCAGCAGGAACAGGCGCAGTCGGAACGGGCGCGGCGGTCGCTGTTGAGCAACTGACCTTGTTCGGAGTAGAGGCGACCGTCGCAGGAGAGGCCGCTACCGCAGCGGTGGGTACTGGGATGTCAACCTCGATAGGGGCCTCTATCGCGTCTGCCCTCTCCGCTGTCGGTGGGTTTGTACTGAGCATCCCCGCGCTCGCTATTGGGCTCGCTATCGCGCTTGGGGCCATCTTGGGAGTCGCTATCAACGGGCTGTTGCAGATGATTCCGGGGTATCAGGAGGGCTGGAACAAGCTACTACAGCCCGTGTTCGACTTCATTGACAAAGCTGGGCCAGCTATCGGCGAGTTCTTCTCTGGTCTGGGCGGGAAAGTCATGGGGTGGCTGGGGGGGGTGGGTGCTGCTATATCTACGGGGTTCGGAGCTGCGATTAAGGCCATAGGCCCCACCATCGCCAAGAACTTCGGGGAAATGTGGGCGTTCGTAAAGACCGCCGCAGTAGGTAGCCTCCTCATCATCCTGCAAGCAATCGGGGCGATATTCACTGGCGATACTGCGGGCCTCAAGTCTGCTATCGACGGGGTAGCCAAGAACCTCGCAGCTCCATTCATAACCGCCTGGGAGCAAATCAATAGCGTATTCACGACTGGTTGGGGTGCCCTGTCTGGAGCCTTTACCGCAGGGTGGGACGCGGTAAAGGGGGCTTGGGACGCGTTCGTGCCCATACTCAAGGAGATTCCCGCCGCCTTCGTGCAGTTCATCTCTGGTATCGGCCCCGCTATCGGAGCGTACCTAACCGAGGTCGCGTCCACCATCAGTAAGTGGGCTGCTGATACTTGGGCTGGAGCGGTTAAGGGATTCCAAGAAGGGGTCGCCTCGGTGATTGCATGGTGCGTCGGTCTGCCCGAGGCGATAAAGGGTGCCGTCGCGGGTGCGGGAGCGTGGCTGACCGACACGGGCAAGCGGATTGTCGATGGGCTAAAGCAGGGGTTCATAAACCAGTGGAACAACCTCAAGTCGTCAATCTCGAACCTGTTCAGGGGCCTTATCTCTTGGCTGAGGAACCTCCTCGGTATCAAGTCCCCGTCTGCGGTGTTCGCTGACATCGGGAAGAATCTCATGCTCGGGCTGGCGGGCGGTATCGACAAGAGCGCAGGGGCCGCGACCTCTGCGATGCGGAACGCGTCCTCTCTCGTCTCGTCTGCCTTTGACGCGTCTGTATCTATGCAGCCGCTTTCGTTGTCTTACGCGGGCCCTGGTGGCCTAGTAGGGGCATCTTCTGGCGGGGCTAGTGGGGTTACCGTGCAGAGTGGGGCGGTTACCATGACCTTCAACGGAAGCGTTGCCCCTGCCGATGCTCAGAACATAAACAACAACGTGCTCGCTGCGTTCAAGATGCTCGCTGTGGAGGTGGCCCGTGCCTAGAGTCTGGACACTCACGCAGGGTGACATCGAACTCGACGTCACAATGTCTGCACCCGTGGAGCCGAAAGTCGTTAAGGAGGTAGTCGCCCACCCAGTAATAGGGAGGGTAGACCCTCGCGTCCTGAACTCTGGGAGCCGAGTGCGTGAGACTTCCTACGAGGTGAGTATCTTCAACGCCGATGATGATGAGGATATGACGACCCTTTGCGACTCGGACGCGGTGGTCACTGTGACTGACCCCGATGGTGCCGACGAGCAAGTCACGATAAAGTCATCGTCAAGGGTCGTCCCGTTCGACGGCCTGTACGTCTATAAGCTCGAAACAGTCCGTTCTATCTAAGGAGACACCACATGCCTGTATTGACCGCAGACGGAGAGGCCCTCGTCCTCAACGCAATCATCGCCTACCTCGACGCAGAGGCAATCACCCTGTACGCCAACCTCACTACCGACTACCCCGCGAAGGCCGTCGAAGGTACGCCGTGGACGGCCCCGACTGAGGGCGAAAGGGTGGAGATGGGCGTCGAGATTGACGGAGACGAGCTACACAATACCGCCGTCAACTTCGGGCTCGCTGGGGCAGCCGAGGTCTATGTCGGTATCGAGGTGTGGGACGCCGCTACTACTGGCAAGCGCCACATCTACGGGCCGCTTACGCAAGAGCTGACGGTCGAGGAAGGCCAGCCAATCGTCCTGCTCGCAGGTTCCTTCAAGTTCTCGCCTGACGCGAACGCCTAAGTATCGTGGCAATCCTCGTTGACGGCAACTCAACCATAGTCACGACCTCTTGGAATGACTGCACGAATACCTACAAGTGGTTCTCGCAGTCGTTCACTACCGACTCTGCCGGGCAGAAGCTGTTGGAGGTGTACTTCTGGCTGAAGAAGTCGGGGTCGCCTACGGGGTCTGGGTACGCGAAGCTCTACGCGATGAGCGGGACGTTCGGAAGCACAGGTCAACCTACCGGCACGTGCCTTGCCACGAGTGACGCCTTCGACGTATCCACGCTCACAACCTCAGATACCAAGGTGCTGTTCTCATTCTCTGGGGAGCAGCAGTATGAGATGGAAGCGTCCACTCACTATTGCATCGTCTTCACCTGTGGGAGTTGCAGCAGCTCAAACAAAGTGCAGATTCACGGAGGAGACACCACGCACGGTGGGAACTCCGCAGTAGCCCAGACTGAGACTGGTTGGGTATACCACACCGCGAGTGACTACTACTTCGAGGTTTACCGTAGCGAGGTACTGACCGCCAACCCCGAGGCTTCACCTACCGCTTCTCCCGAGCTTTCTGCCACCGCGCTCACGTCGGCCCAACCTGCCGCTAATCTAGTCGCGCGCTTGGAGCTTGTCGCCACCGCTACAGGGCCAGCCTCGGCGCGACTGAGGGCTACCCCAGAGGTCGTCTCGTCGGCCCACGCGTGGGACACGGTAAGGGCCGCTCTGGACTCATCGCCGTCATTGGGTGCAGCGCTATTCGCACCAGCCAAGGCCGAGGCCGACCTTTGCGCTACTCCGTATCTGTACGATTGGCCTCTCCATATCACTAGGTTCTACGCTCGGCTCTATCCCACCCCCCGGATGACCGCACGCGCTTGGGGGGCCCTGACTCCTCGCGCCAAGATAGCCGCCCGACCACGATTGAGGGCGAACCCGCTCAATGCGGTTGTGCCTATGGCTAATCTAGGGGCGGCCCCCTCCGTCAAAGGCCAAGGGTGGGGACTCGCTAGGGCAAGTGCAGAAGTCACAGCGGCCCCTTACTTCTGGGCTATCACGCCTAAATATGTCGCGCTTCTCATGCTCGCCCCAGCACCTAGAGTATCTGCGCTACCCCGCGTGGTATCCATCGCCTCATACGCGCTATCAGAGGCTCAGGCGGGCCTTCCTGTCGTCACTCTACTGTGAGGTCGCTATGGAAATAGTATCGGGGAACGTAAGCGTTGACTGTCGCCGCGCCACGGAGCGCACCTGCTCTCTGACTCTTATCGACGTTGACGGGGCGGAGCTGCTGTCCTTCGGTGAGTCTGGGCGCGAGATAAGCATCCAGAAGAACGGGGCGATGCTGGGAATATTCGGCTCGCTTACCGTGGAAAGAAGCGAGCCAGACCAGACCGTCACTGTGACTGGGGCCGACAGGTCTGAGCGCATCTCGGCAAACGTGTTCAATTCCGCGTGGCTCTTGGGGCAGCGCGACGGGTACGGGTGGGCCTCGACTATCGCGGCGATTCTTGTCGATAGGGGTGTCCCCTCGATGGACATTGGGTTCTCTCACGGAACCCCCGCTCCTTACGGTCCTCCGACTGGGTACACGGCGGCTGCTCTCGAACTGACTGGCGACCCGTGGGCCGCATGTAGGCAGCTCGCCACCGCCGACGGGAAGCGGCTGTTCTTTGACGAGTACGGCATCGTGAGAATGGAACCTTGGGCCGACGTGTTGGCTACTCCTGTCGTCACCTACGGAACTGGCGAGGATGCTGCCATATCGACTGTGACTATCGGGACGACCCTCGATGGCGTCTATAACGCGGTCAAGGTTCGCTATACGGGCGGGGACGGGGAGTCCCTCTACACGACCATCTATGACACCGACCCTAACAGCCCGACCTTAGCGTCGGCGATAGGGACGAGGCTCTACGAATATGACCCTCCTGGCGACTCGACAATTACGGAATCCACCAACGCGGCCCGTGCTCTGCTGACTGAGTTCCGAGGGCGTAGGGTTTCCGCGAGCTGGGAGCAGATACCGAACGTCTCTCTTGGCGTCAACCAAATCGTGGACGTGTCGGAGGTGTCTGATACCGACTATCACGTTCGCGTCGAGTCGCTCGACTACCCGATGGATATGAAGTCGCTAATGAAGGTCAACGGGGGCAAGGATGCGGGGGCCTCTATCGCTGACATCGCGGGAATGTTCAGGCGTGCTCTGGTCAAGGAGATACCCCCCGAGGTCACGCTGGAGGGCACGAGCCTCAGTCTCTCCGCAGAGGAAGGGCAACCCTTCCATCTACAGGCACTCCTAACGGCAGACAAGACGGCGGTTGGGGGGCCCGTTTCACTAGAGCGTGTGGTGCCAGTCGAGATGCCCGAAGTACCTTCGTACTCGGCTGAGTTCATCGTTCCTGTGCCGTCCGTGGGCGAGGTGGTGACGTACAAGGCTGTCTACCGAGGGGACGCGACAGTACACGCAGGCTCTGAGTCTGGCGAAATCACGGTCACGAGCGAGGGGATTACTACCGAGAAGCTCCCCACCAGTATTGAGCTGACTGCCGATGAGGAGGACCCGTACAACCTAGTCGCTACCGTATCGACGGACGTGGCCGACTTCCTCGGCGACCCGAGCATCAGGATTGAGGTCGCTCCCGCCGCCCCTGCCGACACGTCTATCACTCACACTCAAGAGGGCAGGGTGCCGCAGCCTAGCGAGGGACAACAGGTAACGTACCGAGCCGTCTATGCGGGAGACTCGGCGCACGCACCATCTGAGTCTGGAGGGGTGACGGTCACGAACGAGGCTGTGGTTGTTGGTAAGGAATCGACGCAGCTAAGTCTCTCCGCAGAAGAGGGACAGCCTTTCCATCTACAGGCCAAGCTGACGGCAGACAAGACGGCGGTAAATGGCCCAATAGCCCTACAGGTAGTGCCCCCGCATGACGACCCAGTGGTCCCTTCTTACGATAAAGAGTTCATCGTTTCCGCTCCCCCGACAGGTAGGTCGGTCATCTACAAGGCCGTCTACGCTGGGGACGCAAATATTCACGAGCCGTCCGAGTCTGGCGAGCTTATCGTCACGAGCGAGGGGGTGTCTGGCTCGAAGCTGGGAACTAGTATTGAGCTGGCCTCAGACGAGGACGACCCATACTTGCTCGTTGCCACGGTTACGACTCAGGATGCCGACTTCCTTAGTGACCCGAGCATCAGGATTGAGGTTGCCCCTCCTGCCGAGCCGTCGAAGGACATAAAGCACGTCCAGACTGGTGCGGTAGGAAAGCCCGCAGTAGGTCAGCAGGTGACGTACCGAGCTGTGTACGCGGGGGACGCAGTCCACGAGGGCTCTGAGTCTGGAGGCGTGACGGTTACGAATGAAGCCGTAGTCGTTGGGCCTGAGTCCACCCAGCTCAGTCTCGGCCCCGAAGAAGGTGCCCCCTTCCACCTACAGGCGGTTCTGACCGCCGACAAAACCCTTGTGACTGGGCCGATTGTGTTGCAGTCGGTCGCGCCAGGGGAAGTCCACACGACCCCCTCGTACACTAAGGAGTTTATCGTCACTCCCCCTGCTGCGGGAAAGGCCGACATCTACAAGGCCGTCTACGCTGGGGACAAGATAAGGCACCTCGGCTCTGAGTCTGGGGCCGTCACGGTCACTAGCGAAGGGGTGACGGGCGGGGACGGTGGAAGCGGCAAGCTGGGCACGAGTATTGAGCTTACCGCCGACGAGGACGACCCCCTCAACCTCATCGCAACGGTAACGACCGAGAAGGCCAACTTTCTTGGCGACCCTAGAATCTCAGTCGTGGTGGTGACTCCTGAGACGCCGCTAGTCCAGATAACACATGAGCAATCGCAGAGGGTGTCGAGGCCGTCTGAGAATGAGCAGGTGACGTATAAGGCTATCTTCGCGGGGGACTCCGCTCACGAACCATCTGAGTCTGGAGGGGTGACGGTCACGAACGAGGCGGTGGTAGTCGGTAAGGAATCGACGCAGCTAAGTCTCGAAGCGGAGGAAGGGCAACCCTTCCACCTGCAAGCCAAACTGACAGGGGAGAAGGCTGCTGTATCAGGGCCGATAGTTCTGGAGAGGGTTCCCGACCACACAGACCCCGTTCTGCCGTCGTATTCACAAGAGTTCATTGTGCCTGAGCCCGACGAGGGCAAGTCGGCTATCTACAAGGCCCGATACGCGGGAGACGCAACGCTCCACGAGCCCTCTGAGTCTGGGGAAATCGTCGTCACGCATGACGGGGCTGGGGATGGGCCTTTCGCAACGACCCTAGAGCTGGCTGCCGACGAGGAGAATCCCTACAAGCTCACCGCTACGGTAAAGACCGACAAAGTCGAGTTTCTTGGCGACCCTTCTATCAGTATTCAGGTTGCACCGCCCGTGGTTCCCGTGGTCGAGATTGTCCACTCACAGTCCACGTTCGTCCCTACACCCAAAGACGAAGAAGAAGTCACCTACAGGGCCACATACGCTGGCGACAAGGCTCACGAGGCGTCTACTTCTGGCGATATTACAGTCACGGGTAAGGGGAAGGTCATCATCGGGAAGGTGCCGACCTCTCTGTCATTCGGGCCGACTGAGGACACGACCGACAGCCCGTTTAAGATGTCCGCCCTTCTGTCCACCTCCGAGCTGCAATTCGTGGGGCACCCCAACGTGAGCATCGTCGAGTACGTTGCGCCCGTTGAGGAAGTAGCAATAACCCATGAGGACCTAGTGACTGTCAATGAACCCCCAGAGGGTGTCACGCGGCAGTATAAGGCCGTATTCTCTGGGGATGCGACCCACGAGCCATGCGAGTCTGGCCCCATATCTGTGACTCACGGCGGCCCTCTCGCGACGAAGGATACCCCCACCCTCACTATTGATTCGGTTGATACCGTCCCAGATGACGGGATATCTGACGTGGCTTGTATCCTGCAAACTGACGTTCCTTGGACGAGGCCGCCGCTCGTGTTCATTGACAGGACCATAGCCGCAGACGAACCAGAGAAAATTACGTGGACAGGATACAAGTCCCCGCCCGAGCCACCAGAGGGCGAGACTTGGACGTACCGATTCACATATCCGGGGGATGACGCCCACGAGTCCGTATTCACTGACTACAAAGTCAATCACGGAGGGGTGCCAGACCCGAACAATGGTGGTGGTGGTGG